TCATAGTACCGTTCCTGCTTTTATTTATAATTTTTAAATATCGTGAATATATTTGGATGCCTACAATACTTATATTAGCGGCTTATTTTAAATGGAAAGTAATTGATCCTATCCTATGGTCCTACATGATTAGAAAGTCTAGACGCTCTTCTCATGATAGACTGCTTAGGTCCGGGTATAGCAGCCTCAAGAGACTTGATTAAAGCCTCTCTTTCTGGTCCTTCAGTTGGTAAAGCCAGCTTTGCATATTGAGCATTATTTTCCTTAGCTAATGATAATTTAATAGCATCTTTAGCTTTAGTACCGTAATGCCCTGCTACACCAGCCGCAGTGCTAGCTGCTAATCCTAAACCGGGGATTGCATAACCAGTACCATAATAATTTGCTACTTCAGGACCTACATAAGAAGCAATGCTCGCAAGTCTACTTAAACCACTTCCCTTTTCAGTTGGCTTTGGTAAATCTCTTTTACTTTCTGATGAAATTCGTTGCGCAGTTTGGCTACCTTCAAATACTTTATTGTGGGTATTAGCAATTGACTTTTCATCTTCTAATTTTTGAATTAAAGAATTAGTTTCTTCTTTTCCTAAAACTAATTCCATTTTTTCTTTATTAAATTCAGACTTAGCTATATTTTGACCAGCTAAAGAAGGATTTTTAGCTACTCCCATTTCAGCCCTTACTCTAAGTCTAACTCCTTCTTTAACAGCTTCTTTTTCTTCTTTTGTTAAACTATCTAACCATTGTTTTGTAAATTCTGGTAAATTTTCCATTTGTTTAGAATTAGATAATACACCATCATAACCTTCACGAAATGATTTAGCTATATCCTTTTCATCTCGGTAATTAGATAAAGCTGGTTTATATTTTCCTCCTGAAGCTTTATCTATATCATCAACTATTTTATTACGCACTTGCATTAAAGCATAGCCTAATTGTCTATCACTACCGCTAGAACTATTTAAAAGTCCTTCAGCGTGTTCACGCAAAGCAGATTGCAAACCATGAATATCTTGCGCTCCTGTACGCATTTCAGTTTCATTAGCTAAAAGTTTTCTAAAATTAGCAAGTTTTGCTTTTACCTCTGGAAATGGTAATGCACTTCCAGAGGTGATAACGCTATTAACTCCCGGTTTTAATTGCTTATCAATATGTTCTAAGGTCCCTGATAAATCTACAGGTCTAGAATTAGTAAGAGCTGGATTGATTTCTTTTGCCCCTACATCTTTAGCAGATTGAGCTAAAGATGCTAACTTTTTAACAGCATCAACAGGTATACCACCAGCTATATTATAAGCATCATCTACAGCAGTAGGCGAACTTTTCATTCTATTTGCTGAAGTAGTAGCTAAATAATTTTTAGCAGTATCACCTTCAGTAGCAAATAATTTTTGAGTAGCCGATTGAACAGCAGGGCTAACATCAGCCGGACCAATTCTAGGATTATTCTTCATTCTTTGAACAACAGGAACTAAATTTTCTGGATTAGCTCCATTATTAGTAATATTACTAATTAAATCTTTCAAAGCTACATTTGAAGGACGTAACTTTGATATAGCACTTAAACCCGGAGCTACAGGGATTGCGCTACCAGCAACAAAAGCCGCTCTATCCCCTATATCAGGATTACCAGTCAATTCAGTAATAGGTTTACCCACACCTTCAGAAGCTATTCCTGCCGGTATAGCTGTAATTGCTTGTAATGCGCCAACTCCCATTTTTTTAGAGCCGGATTTTAGTTCTCCTTTATTTACAACATCACCTAAACCGCTACTGAAGTTTGAAGCTCCTTCACTAGCGTTATCTGCAATAGCATTACCGATAGATGGAATATAATTTCTAATGCCTTCAGCTAATGCGGTATCTCGCGGATTAGCACCGCCTTGAATACCTTGCGCAGGCTGATAGTCGGCAGGAGCATCAGAGATAGGTGGAGCGGGAGTAATATAAACTTTTCTAATATTTTCTGGTAATTTAGAAATTTCCTTAGCTTTATCCTTACTGCCAAATTCAGAAGCTAATCCATGAATATCAACGCCAGCATTGTCAGCATTAGGGCTAACATTACCGGAACCAAATTCAGAAGCTAAAGCGTCGATATCCATTATTGATTACCTAAACCAAACATATCTGCTTTTTTAGCTACATCTAATGAACGAAAAAATTTTAAAGCTTCGGGATCATTAGGATTTTTCTTATATTTATTATGCATTTGATCTACTAATTTTTGTCTTTCTTCAGGAGAAGCGATAGCTGCTTCAAATGCCCTTTGATCCATAGATTGTGGAAATGCGGCGCGATGTTGCCCATAATTTTGATAATCTGTTCTATTACCAAAAGCACTTGGCCTAGCAGCTTCAATCATGTCTTGAGCTACAGCAGATTTAGCTAGCTTTTGAAGTGCTGGATTTAATTGTACTCCAACATTAGGACTAGATTTTTCAGCAGCCGCTAAATCAGCATCTGAGCGGCCACCGCGACCTTTTAAATATTGACTAAAATATTTGTTAGCTTCTTGATAAATAGCAGTAGGGTCATTCTCTTCTTCAGTTTTAATAAGACCTTGCGCCTTTAAGAAAGCTACACCTTTATTCCAAGCTTCAGTACCCGGACCAGTTTTCATACCTTGAATTAAATTTAAACCAAGGATAGCAGGCTTAATGGCTGTCATTTTTTGAGAAGCTAATAACTGATCTTCTGTATAAGCTTTCTTACCTTCATCAAATAAAGGAGGAGTTCCTGTAACTGGCCCCTGTGGCGTAGGAAAGCGATTTGCAAACGAGGTAGGAGTTACAGGGGTTTTGTCTACCGTAGGGCCTGTTGGGCCGCTAATCGCTGGCGCGGGCTGTTCTACAGGCAACCTACCGGGCCTGAATTGACCGGGAATAGCACCAGCAGGAGCAGCCCCAACAGGAAGCTGAGGAGCTTGAGCGCCCAACGCTTGAGGTTGGCCGCTAGCATTGACAGTTGGAGCAGTTGGAGGAGGCTGCTGTTGAATTGGTAATCCTAACGGTTTAACTCCACCAAAACCCGGTTTAACACTACTGACAACAGGTTGTATCTGTTGACCGTTATCAACAGTTCCCGGTTTACCTAAATGATAATCAATTTGCTCTTGATGACCAGCAGCAGCAGTCATAAATTCATTATAAAATGATTTACTATCTGGCGCAGCAGCCGCGCGTTCCGCAAATATTTTAACTGTATCAGGAGGCACTAACCCCATTTTAGCTGCATTATTTGCAACTGCTATATAGTCATCTTTGCTAGCATCAGGCCCAAGACTACCCATCGCTCTAGTCATATAACCTAAAGCTTGATTAGCTTGATCAAGTTTAGATTGATCAATTTGCAATTTTTGTTGCTGCATAGCTCCTAACTGTTGAACAGTTAAAGGAGCTACAGGCAATGCTGGTTTTGGATAGGAACTAGTATCAATTTCAGCCATTTTAAATTATCCTACTAAGCTACTTAATTTGCGTGAACGTTCTGTAGCTTTTTCATAATCAACAGCTAAAAATCCACTCTTGGTTTTATGTACAGCATCTGGTCTGCGATTTATGATATCTTGAGCCATTAATCCAATATGTTTAACTTTTAATGGATCATTTTTATAATAATAAGAAAATACTGGCGTTCCATCTTTAAGTTTTCCAACTTTATCAATATCATCTTTTAAATTAACATCAGAGAAAACTGAAGGAGCATTTAAAGGAGCGCCGCCAACAGAAGGTGTTGATCCATAAATTCCCTTATAAGCAGCGTAATTTCCAAAAGCATTAGCTGCACTAGTAACACTACTCCCAATTGAGTTATCAGCAGCAGCGGCAGCATTACCCGCTCCAATTTGCGCGCCAGCAGCAGTATTTGCAGCAGCCGTGCCAGCAGTACCAGTTTGAGCAGCGGCATTTTCACCAGTATTTACTAAGCTAGATAATCTCTGAAATGCATTAGTTTGATTAGTGTTAGCATTGGAAAATTGATTTTGATAAGTATTATCAGCTAATCCAGTAGCAAAAGTAGCCGCACCTTTTAAAGCTGCTCCTGATGTTCCTAATCCTCTGGCAGCAGCAGAATTTTGAGTAGCTTTTAAACCTTGCGTTAAATTAAATTGATAACCGGGAGTAGCTTTTACGGTACTTTCATCCATCGTAATAGGAGAAGTTAAATCAGAAAGTTTAGTAGTAAGATCAGTTGCAGCAGTATTGCCAATATCCCTATAAGGAGCTAGATCGCCTCTTGTAGTATTGTACATACTTAAAGAGGTATTGGCCGCAGTTTGTGCTGCTTGCTCTTGAGCATCAGCAGCTTTACTAGAACCATAAATAGTTGCGCCAGCGCCTAAGACACCAGCGCCAATAACTGCTGTAGCAATAAATGAATTACAAGTAGAGTGATCTATAAACTCTAAAGCACCGTCATCTAAATTAAACTTAAACATTTTCAAATTCCAGTTGATTAGACTTGTTAAACTCTAACCATTCTTCTTCAGTCTTAGCTAAAAAGTGTTTTTCAATTAATTTAATATCAGTCTCATTAGTATGGAGAATTGTTGTCCATACGCAATCGGTATGAGCATAAGCAATACGCTTAGTACCAGCGGGAGAAACAACAGCAAATGGTGCTTCAATTTCTTTAATCCCATCTTCTAATAGTACAGAAATTTTTCCCTTAGATAAAATATTTAATTGTGGGTATTTATGAATTTCCCCTGTTAAAGTGCAGTCAGCAGGAATGTGAAGCTCTCTCGCGTAAACCCCCGGTGAAAAATGATGAATTAATTTTAATTCAGCTTGAGGCATTTCCCTAAGCATTGTTTCTAATGCAAAAGTTTTATTTCTAATATTTATTTTTTGAAATTCATAATCAGACATTGGCAGTTTAGATTGAATATTCATATACCACCTAAAAATTGAGCGGTTGCATTACCGGACCAGCTAACAGTATCTCCAATTGAAATTGGAATTATCCGTACCCCTGTTAAATCTATATTTACTGATCCTCTTGTTAAAGTTATTCCTGTTGCACCAGTTAAAATTAATTTTCCAATAGCGTTAGCAGTAAAAGGATTTTGAGTTACATTAGCTACCGCTGGCGCTTTTTGTGTAAACTGTTGAAAGAAACTATTCCAAGGAGGAATTATTTTACCTAATTTGTTAACTAAAGGAGAATTTAAATTAAATACTGGATTTGTATTTGTCACGTTCTAGCTTTCTTTATTTCGACAAATCCACCATTAAGCGCAGTCTTATTAGACGTAGCCCAACTTAATTTAAAAACTCTATCTCTAGCTTGGCCTAATCTATTCCAAGAAATAGTAGCTAAAAAATCGCCAATCTTACCCATTGATTGCTGTACTGGATTTCCATAACTAACGCCTTTATTATCTGACCAACTCAAATCTACCATAGGCTCGCTATCATCAGGTATAGTTCCTACTTCCATATCAGCATCAAAACTAAGATAAGTAGATTTATCATTGTTTTCATTCATATGTGGAAAAGTTCTAACTCTAACGATCGGTCCTATTGGAGTATCGGGGGTATAATCTGTGTAAGTATCAATATCTAATTGTAATAAACAGCCATTCTCCCAATCGCCTACTAAATTAACGCCATATGCAAACATACAACAATTAGCTCTAGGTCTATTAAAATTTCCATCTCCATCAGTCCAATTCCATTCATTTAACTGTTTATTACCTACATCGTACATCCAACCTTTATTAGCAGTTGGAAAAATTATTGCATAATAAGCATGATCTTCAACTTGAAAACAAAATCCAATAGCGTCACTTATAGTAGGATATTTTTTAATTTCTGAAACAAAACGAGGAGTGGATATTTCAGTTACATCATATCCTTGGCCTTGAACTAATAACCCACTCCCCTGTTGATCCTGCATTAAGAAAAATACTAGAACATCCATAGTTGCTATTGAATATTGGGCCGCGCAACCATGATTAATATAAGCTCCTTGCTGCTCTTGAAAATAAAAATCTGCTGCTCCTGTACCAATCCAGACTTCTGTAGTTAAAGCACCAATT